ATTACTAGCTACGACTTAGAAAATAATCAGAAGTTAGCAGAGATTTTAATCGAGAAAGGATTAGGCGATCTTATATGCTTAGGGTAAGACAGAATTACTATAAAGAGATTCAGAGGGTAATTAATATGGAACGAACTAAAGACTTTGTTCCGTATTATAACCCTATATCTAACGAAACCTTAGAAAGCGGAGTTATTAGAAGACTTTTCGAAGAAGAAGACTATAAAGACTCTGAGTATTACGGGGTAGTATCTCACAAGTTCTATAAGAAGTTAAAAAAGGAGTCTAACTATATTAAACAGACTATCTTAAAAGACGAAAACAAGCCGGACGTTTATAGCTTCTTTAGTGACTTAAAAAAGACTAACTTAATTACTCAAGGTAATAACTGGCACCCTTTATTTTTAGATATCTATAAAGTTATAGCTAATCGCTTAGACTGGAATATAGACCTAGAAGATAAGAAAGCGTTAATGCAGCCTATTTACTCTAATCATTGGATAGCTTCTAGAGAAACGTTTAAAGAGTTTTGCTTAGACTTTCTATTACCTGTAATGGATTTAATGGAGGATAACAAGCTTCTAAGAGACTTATGCAATCAAGACGCGAATTATATTAGTAGGGAAAAGATAAGCCCAGAGAACTGCTTAAAAGTATTTAATAAGCCTTATTATACTTATCATTGCTTTATCTTAGAACGCTTATTCCCTTTATTCTGTTATTTAAGAAATAAAACCGTAAAACATATATGAAGTTCTTAGTATTAGTACCGGTATGGAAAAGATATAATGTTTTAGAACTCTTTGCTAATGGTTTGGAAGCGTTAAAAGAAAAAGGTTATACTTTAGAAGTGTTAGCTGTGGGAAGTTGTGTTGAAGATAGCGTTGTATGTAGAGATTTAGGGTTTGAGTATTACGTTAATCATAGAAATATATTAGGAGAAAAATTAAACGTAGCGCTTAAAGAAGCTAAGAAGATAGACTTCGACGCTATGTTAATGTTAGGTAGTGACGATACCTTAAATGCTGAGGTATTAGATTTTTATATCGAGTCATTTAATAACGGTTATAGGTTCGTAGGGTTTTTAGATTGCTACTTCTACGATCTAGAAAAACGTAATATGATTAAATGGAACGGTTATAGAGGAGAAAGACAAGGAGAGCCTATAGGGGCTTGGAGATGTTTTAGAAGAGATTTAATAGAGGAGCTTAACTGGGAGCTTTGGGGTAATCAGCATCATTCTATTGATTATACGATGTGGGAGAAGATTAAGAAAAGAACGGATATTTTAAAAACTTTCCTCTTCGATGATATGTTTATCGGAGACTTAAAAACTTCGGAAAATGTAACTAAATTTCGTAAATTCGATAACTCGGTAATAGTAAACCCTTTAGAGGGGTTAAACTTATTAGAAGCAAACTTTAAAAACAAGATATTAAACTATGGAAAATAGTCTTTATTACGATGAATCTAACAGTATACATTCTACAGCGATAATACATCCTAACGCAAAAATAGGCAAGGGAAATACTATTGGTCCTTACACTGTCATCTATGACGATGTAGAGATAGGAGATAATAACGAAATAGGAAGCTTTGTAGTTATCGGAGGTAGAGGAGAGATTAGAAAAGCTAACGAGTTTACCGGAACTATTAAAATAGGTAATGATAATTTAATTAACCATCACGTAACGATAGATAAGTCTATAGACGGTAGTACTGTTATAGGTTCTTATAACTTTATAATGACTAAGGCTCATTTAGGACACGACGTTAAGGTATCTTCTAACGTAACTATATCTTCAGGTGCTAATATCGGAGGACATACAGTTATTCAGTCTAACGCTAACGTAGGTTTAAACGCTGAGATACATCAAAGGTTAAGGATAGGTCAAGGTGCTATGGTAGGAATGGGTAGTTCTATTACTAAAGACGTTTATCCTTTTATTAAGGTAGTAGGAGTTAATAGAATAATAGGTTATAATGATAAAAAGATTAAAGACCTTTATTTATCTATGAGAGAAGTTAGAAAACTAGGTAGAGAGTTTGGAGAATGAAATTAGCAGCTTGTTATACCGTTTTTAACGGAGTAGAACTATTAGAATACGCTATTAAATCTATTAAGGATAACGTAGACGAAGTTATAATATCTTATCAGACGGTAAGTAATTACGGTAACGAATGTAAAGATATTCTAGACTTTAAAGACAGATTCCCTAATTACGATTATATAGAGTATAAGCCTAACTTAAAAGTAGACGCTAAGACTAACGAAAAGATAAAACACCAGGGACTTATAGAAAGAGCTAGAGAGTTAAAATGCTCTCACTTCTTTTTATCCGCTACAGATCATCTCTATAAAGAAGACGAGATACTATACGCTAAGAACTTAGTAGAGACTACGGGGGTTAAGACTACTTACTCTAAGATGATTACATACTTTAAAGAGCCTACGTTAAGATTAGAGCCTTTAGAAGAGTATTATATGCCTTTTATCTGCTCTACTAGTGTTAATATAGGTAATATGTCTCCGGTTTTAGTAGACCCAGCGTGTAGCTTTAGACCTTTCGCACCGTTTCACGTATTTAAGGAAGACGAGGTATTAATGCATCACTTTTCGTGGATTAGAGACGATATATCTAGTAAGTTAGAAAATGCTGCGGCTAAGGTTAACTGGTTAGATAAGATAGAAGATTTTAAAGAGAGGTATAATAATTTTAAGTTAGGGGATAGATTCCCATATTATCCTAGTAATGATATAGTAATATGCGAAGATATTTTTAACTTAGGTAAAAGGTTTAAATAACTATTTAATTTATTTTTAATAAAATGAAAGAATCTAGCAAAATAGAGAATAAAAGCGACGTATTTTTTGTAAATCTAACTACTGAAACGGTAACACCTTCCGTAGATTCAAGGAGAAATAAGAAAAAGGATTATATTTATTTCGGTAAGGATAACCTATTTCCTAACTATCTTATAGACTTAGCGGATAACTGTTCTATTCATAGAGCTTTATTAGAGACTAAATCTAAATTTATATCGGGAGAGGGTTTATCTTTCGAGGGAGAAGATAGTCAAGTAAAGGCAGCGGAGAAGTTTTTAGAAGCGTTAGATAAAGACTTTCTAAGAAGGACGGCTACGGATATATCTTACTTTAACGGTTTTTACTGGCAGTCTAAATTCGAAAGAGGTGGAAACGTAGCTTATTTACGTAATATCGACTTCTCTTATGTTAGAAGCGGTAAGATGAACGAGAACGGAGAAGTAGAAAAGTATTACTTTACACCTGACTGGGCATTCGCTACTAAAAAGTCATCTTTTAAGCCAGAGGACGCTGTTTACGAGCCTAAGCCTATCGCTTCTTGGTATTCTTCTGATAGAGCTTTAGTTAAGAAGAGAGGAGAGTTAATAGAGGGTAAGACTTACTCTCCAGGTAAACTATTCTACGCAGAGCCTAGTTATTTAGGAGCTTTAAATTATATCGAAATTAGTAATCAGATAGCGGAGTTTCATAAGAATAACCTAGATAATGGAATGGTAGGTTCTATGCATATTCATTTATTCGAGGATTTAAGCGACGGAGAAAAGAGAAGAAAAGTAGAGAAGTCTATTAATAATAAATTTAGCGGATCAGAGAACGCTGGAAAGGTAGTAGTAACTTGGTCTACTAATCCGGATATGAAAACTTTAGTAGAATCTATACCGGTAAACGATTCTCACGAAATGTTTGCTTTACTTAACTCTAAAGTATCGGAAGAAATAGTAATGGCTCATAGAACTCCTATGGCTATGGCTGGTATTAAGGTAGCTACTGGTTTAAAGTCCGATGATAGTTTAAGTAGAACTAATATGGAGTACTATCAGAATACAGTTATTAGACCGTTACAGACCGTTATAGAGGATAGCCTAGATAAGGTATTAGATCGTAACGGGATTAAGGTTAAGACTAGAATTAAGCCTTTAAGACCTATAGATATATTAGGGAGCGAAGAGTTAATGTCTAAAGTTATGACTATAAACGAAATAAGAACAAAAGTTTTAGGCATCGACGAATTAGAAGAAGGGGGAGATACTTTTTTAAACGATAATAACGAGTTAGACTAATGGCATTAGATTTAGGTATATTTTTAGAGGGTTCGCAAAGTACTTTTAAAGTAAAGGTATCGGATAACGATAGTCAGGCACAATACTTACTAGATAAGTTAACTAGTTCAGACGGTTCGGTAACTATTACGGAGACTAACGACGGTAGTATAGAGCAAATCGACTTAACTACTTCTGGCGGTGGCGGTATTTCATCACCATTAACCACTAAAGGCGATTTATTTACTTACGATACTGATAACCAAAGGTTAGGCGTAGGAACAGACGGTCAAGCTCTTATTGCTGATAGTTCAGAGCCTACGGGTTTGAAATGGGGAACGGTATCTGCTGATAATATGGCAACAGCTGACTTAACGCTTACTGGAGATAGAATACACGATTTAAACGCATACACGCTTTCTATTTTAGGTTCTGCGGTTCGACACGATTTCGACGCAAGTGGTTACCATCGTATAAAAAAAGTATCTGATAATGTAGAGGAGTTTTCATATTTACCTATCTCTGGCGGTTCAGCTACTTTTGGCAGGGCTAGTAGTACGAGGGTAGTAATCTTTCAGAACACAGGTAATTTAAAAGGCTATTCAAGTGCTTCCGCTGTCAATTACTCATTAAGCCCTGTTTTTTCCAGTTATGTATGCGCAGGTAATAATAAGTTTGGGGTAGGAACGACGTCTATAACTGCTAAACTTCAAGTTAAAGGAACTGGCTCAACAAGTGGTACTATAGCTTTACTAATAGAGAATAGTTCAAATACAGAAGCTTTAAAAATACTAGACAATTCAGCTATAATAATGGCTAATCTTCCAACGTCTTCGGCAGGTCTTGCGACTGGTCAACTTTGGAATAACTCAGGAGTAGTAAATATAGTTTAAAAAAATAAATGTGGTTTAAAATGGCAATTAAAGTAAATAACACAGCAGAAAGTAAAGAAGGTTTAACGATTCCTTCAGGGTATTTAATAGGGTTTGATATGATTATTCCAGATAATACTAAGGAACTTCATTACTCTCCAAAGGTTTATATTAGCGAGCAAGCTAGAACAGACGGAAAGGCTCAAGTTTACCCTGCTTTTATTCAAGAACTTGCTCACGTTTATAAGCCTACAGACGCAGAATTTGCTAGTCTTAATCCCGTAGCGGTTAATACTTTCTACCAAACTTATTTGGAGACGTTAGAAGAGGTAGGAACAGATACAGAAATTATATTATAGTGAGTAATAGTAAAGAAAATATTAAGAAAGTAACTAGAGCTTCTTTTATCGTTTACGACGTACCTAAAAGGTATAGATTAATGATAACGGATGCTTTTACTTCTAACTATTGGAATTACTATTTAAAATCGGACGAATTAACTTTTTTTAACGAGAAGTGGTCTAACGAGTTTCACCCAGTATTTGTATGGCACGATTACGCTATGCAGAATAGAGAAACACTTAGAGGTGATGAAGACGTAAATACTTATGTAAGAAACACTAATTTAACTCTAAAAAAGCTATTAGAAATATATAATTTTAGTAACTTAAAGACTTGGGTTTATCCGATATTAGCTACCCTAGCTTTTAAATTATTTAAACGATAAAAAATGACAGAACAAGACTTAAAGAACATTGAAGTAGTATTCGCGATCGCTAGAAAAAAACTAGCGTTAGATGAGAATCAGTTAGTAGAGATTATTAATTTAAAAAAGAAAGTTTTAAACGCTTTAACTCCTGAAGAGGAAGAGCAAAAATAAATAGAATTATGTTGGACTTAGATAGTTTGTTTAAATACGTTGTAACCGGAGGAGCGGCAGTTATTGCCTACTTCTTTAAGAATATACATAACGGTATAAAAGACCACGAAAGTAAAGTAGAGGGCTTACAGATCAATCTATCTAAGTTAGAAAACAGATTAGAATTAGTTGATAATAAAACGTCGGTACAAGTCGAGAAATTAGAAGACCTAAGTAAAATGCAGTTCGACCAGTTACATATGGAAATTAGCGATCTTAAAAAGTCAATTAATATAATTAATGTAAACATACAAGAATTAGTAAAGAGTAAAATAGTGTAGATATGAGTTTAGCGGAGACGAAGATTATAACGGAGCAGGAGATTAAAAATTGGACTGACATTAGCAATAACGTACAAAGTAGTAGTTTAGCTTTTGCTATAACTATTAGTCAAGATTTATACGTTAGAACTGCTTTAGGAGAGAAACTTTACGAGGAGTTAGTAGGTCAAGTAGCTAATAATACTTTAACCGCTTTAAATACTACCTTACTTAACGGAAACGATAGACTTTTTAGAGGTATTAAACCTGGTTTAGCTTGGTGGATAGCTTACGAGTCTTACACTTATTTACATTCTAAGATTAGCCCTACCGGTATTCAGAGCAAATCTACCGATCAGGCTATTAGTATAGATTCTAGGTCTTTAGAGATACGTAAGAATATGGCTAAGAAGAAAGCTGAGTATTATATCGACCAGCTTATCTGTTACCTTAGAGATAACGAGAACGATTACCCTTTATTTAGAGATTCTGACTCTTGTTGTACTAATATCGCTTACGACGGTTACGGAAATAGTGGTATTGTTACCGATGACGAAGATCATATAGACTACTATAGAAGAGATAACGACGGATTTAAACCTTTATAGATATGGCTTTTGAAATAACTAATAGCGGAGGGTTTTTAAAGATTAAAGACACTACCACTAACGAAATTAAAGCGATATCTAAAAACGATGTAAGATTTGAACTTAAAAAAACTTTAGACGTAATGTTAGGGGCTAACTTTAAATTTATAGTAATAAGCGATGTAGTAGAAGTTTCTACTCCTTCAGCTACAGACTTAAACGATTTATTAACTAAATTAAATAACTTAACGTAATGGCTACAATAACGGTAGAGGGAGGACAACTTAAAATGGTTGTAGGTACAGAGATTTATACTATACCTTTAGACGATGTTATAGTAGAATCTAAAGGAACTGACTCTATAGTATTTAAACAATGTACTGCACCCGTATTAGAGATTAAAAGGTCTGTTATTACTACACCTACTTCGACGAGTGTAGAGAATTTAATAGACCAAATAGGATCGTTAATAGAATCTTCTTTAGTAGGTTCTGGCGAATACGCTAAGACGGGTTATTCACATACGGGGGCGTTCGCAGGTAAGCCTCTAAGTAATAATTACGTTTGGGAAGCCGGAACGGGTATTAGTTACACGCAAACGGATGTAGATAACGGTATATATAAAGTGCTATCATTAGACAATGACGTACATTTAGCAGTAGATAACCCTTATTGGACTACTCCAGATGTTAGCGGATTAGATAACGTAGGATTATTTAACGGATATGCTTTACCTAATGATGTAACAAGTTTAGTGGATTACACTTATGACTTTGACACTAATTACCCAAGTTCAACGGGAACAGGTTTCGAGGGTTCTACGGGTAGAATTAAGTTAAATGATTTACAGTACGGAGACCAGATAAGAGTTCGTTTTGACTTTAACGTAATACCACAGATTGCTAACACTACTATAGAACCTGCTTTGTGGTATAGTAATAGAGATGATAACGACAACATCACTTTTACCTTTCCTTTAACTACGTCTCCAGTATTTTACGGTGGTGGAACTGTAGGGAATACTTTTTTAAATAGGGTAGAGATTTCTGCCTGGGTAATTAGTAACGAAGATGTAAACGCTTTAACACTACCATCAATTAAAGCAGATAACCCTATCATTATTCAACCTTTAGGACTATTAATAACAGTAATAAGATAATATGTCAGTAATAAAAATAAAAAGAAACGAAGCAGGAAACTGTATAACATTCGAGGGTTCTTCTAATCCAGTTTATTGGAATAGCTGTTTAAGCGGAGAGATAGACGCTACAGATAATACGTTAATAAACGTAGTTAATGATATTATCACAGCACAAAGCGGAACTACGCAATACGAGTTTTTCAGAATACCTTATAGT